ATGACCGCCCTCGCACTCGGCCTGCATGAGAAGTTGGTCCGGTCTGGTGTCGATCCGCGTAGCGATGATTACTACCGACGAATTGACGAGACCATGAGGAAGCGCTTCCCAGAGTCCTTCGAGGGCGATGAGGAGACGACGACTCAAACGAGGGAGCCTGAGAAGCCCTCTCGCACAAAGCCAGCCAATGTAGTGGCTCCGGTAACGCGGGGAACCGCGCCGCGTCAGGTCCGCCTGACATCGTCTCAAGTTGCGCTAGCTAAGAAACTTGGCATTAGCAATGAACAGTACGCACGTGAAATCATGAAACTGGAGAACAGCAATGGTTGAGAACAGATTGGCTCGTGAACTCGAAAACCGAGAAGCAACGCAACGTAAAATGACGTGGACCCCGCCCCAGACGCTCCCTGAACCAGAGCCGCAGGATGGTTGGGTCTTTCGCTGGATCCGGACCAGTATTATGGGTCAAGCTGATCCCTCTAATACAGCCGCAAAATTTCGGGAAGGTTGGGAGCCTGTAAAGGCCGAAGATCAGCCCAAGATGATGATGCAGTCCGATCCGAATAGCCGATTTAAAGGCAACATCGAGATCGGCGGGTTGGTGCTCTGCAAGGCTCCGGCTGAACTGATGAAGCAGCGTGATGACCATTACGCCAAGCAAGCTCAGGCTCAGATCCAGTCTGTAGACAACAGCTTCATGAAGCTGAACGATGAGCGTATGCCGCTCTTTAGTGAGAAGCGTTCGACTACGTCGTTTGGTAAAGGCAAATAACTTTTTTTTGGAGTAATTAATGGCATATCCTACTGTTGACAAGCCGTATGGCTTGAAGCCGATCAATTTGATCGGTGGGCAGGTGTTTGCCGGGGCAACTCGCCAGCGTCGTATTGCGTCCAGTGCTTCGAGCATTGGCTACGGCGATCCGGTTCAGTTGACTTCGAGCGGCACTATTTCTGTTTCCACCTCGACGACGACGCCCCCGGACGCTGGCTTTGCCGGTGTGTTCTTGGGCTGCTCGTTCGTGTCCACTGTGACGGGTCAGCCGACCTTCTCGCAGGCTTGGATTTCGGGTACGGCGGTGAAGTCTGGTACGTACGTTACGGCGTATGTGGCTGATGATCCGAACACCCTGTTCAAGGCTGTGGGCGTATCGGCTTCGCTTGTGGTTTCGACCACGAGTGGATTCGTGTACGAAGATGTCGGTGCTAACGTTGCATTGGTTGACGAAGCACTGAACACGACGACGAACGACTCGCAGCGGGGTCTCCTGCTGTCTTCGGTTGCGACCACCCGGTCTCTGCCGATGCGTATCGTTGATGTGGTCGAAGACACGGCGTTTGTTTCAAGCGGCACTACCTACTATCCCGAAGTTATCGTGAAGTTCAATGCACCGTACCTCACGAGCGTTTCGTTGATTGTTGGTGGTCACGCTTATAACTGCCCGGTCGGCGTTTAATAAGGGAGTTCTAAGAAATGGCTATTTCACGCGCACAACTGCTCAAGGAACTCCTTCCGGGTTTGAACGCCCTGTTTGGCCTTGAGTACAAGTCCTATAGTGAGGAGCACAAGGAGATCTACGCTACTGAGACCTCCGAGCGTTCCTTTGAAGAAGAGACGAAGCTGAGCGGATTCTCCGCTGCCCCGGTTAAGTCCGAGGGTGCCGCCATTGCGTACGATAATGCGCAGGAAGCTTGGACAGCTCGTTACAGTCACGAGACCATCGCTCTCGGCTTCTCCATCACGGAAGAAGCGGTTGAAGACAACCTGTACGATTCGCTCAGCAAGCGCTATACAAAGGCTCTTGCTCGTGCTATGTCGTACACGAAGCAGGTCAAGGCTGCGTCTGTCCTGAACAACGGCTTTTCATCGTCCTATCCGGGCGGTGACGGAGTTGCTCTGTTCTCGGCATCGCATCCGCTTGTCTCGGGCGGCTCCAACAGCAACCGTCTGACTGCGTCGGACCTCAACGAAACTTCGCTTGAGGCCGCTGTCATTCAGATCGCTGCTTGGACCGACGAGCGTGGACTGCTCATTGCGGCGAAGCCTCGCAAACTCATCGTGCCCCCGCCGTTGATGTTTACTGCAAAGCGTCTCCTCGACACGGAGCTTCGTGTATCGACTGCGGATAACGACATCAACGCTATCAAGGCGATGGGGTCGATTCCGGAGGGCTACACGGTGAACCACTTCTTGACCGACACGAACGCTTGGTTCTTAACGACCGACGTTCCGAACGGCATGAAGCACTTCGTGCGTACTCCGCTGGCAAATTCCATGGATGGTGATTTTGATACCGGCAACGTCCGTTACAAGTCCCGCGAGCGCTACAGCTTCGGCTGGAGTGACCCGCTTGGCATGTTCGGTTCGCCCGGTTCGTCCTGATAAATCAGTAACTTACGCTGATTGGGAAGGGGCCGAAAGGCCCCTTCTTTTTGTCTTGCGCTTTAAGTTTGGTTCAAGTATCGTTACCTGTAACTAAGTTACAGAGTAAACGATGGATACTTCAACCTTGCCCAAGTCTCGTGCTGCCGCCAAGGCTACTGATGCCAAGTACTACTTCACTGGTGAGCCGTGCAAGCACGGCCATGTTGCCCCCCGCAAGACGAAGGGGGCTTGCATCAAATGCCTGAAAGTTGAGTGGGAGAAGGCAAACGTCACCCGCGCTAAGTACTTCCGGCAGTACAACCAAAAAGCGTCTGTCAAAGACCGTAAAAACGATTGGTATACTGCCAACCGAAACAAGGTAATTCAGTCCGCTGCTACACGTCCTGCGGCAGCCCTGCGAGAGTATAGGAATGCTTGGAAGCGTAATAACGTCTTGCAGGTCCGTGCCGACACTAAAGCCCGGCGGCGCAAACACCGCGTAGCAACCCCCAAGTGGCTTACTCGTAGGCAGAAGAGCGAGATCCGGCAGCTTTACCAGATCGCCATGACGATGACCAAGACCACCGGGGAGCAGTACGTTGTGGACCATATTGTCCCCCTCCGCTCTGAATTTGTATGTGGTCTCCATGTCCCTTGGAACCTGCGCGTCATCACCCGCGAGGAGAACCTTGCCAAGTCAAATCAGATTGTTGACACCCCTTTGGATACGGCGTATACAGTGTACGTTCCGGGGTAATTTTAGCGTAGCAGACAGGCCCGGCTGACGACATGCAGACTGCTACGCTACTTGCATGTAAGGAGTATTTTAATGTCTACTACTACTTTTTCTGGCCCGGTTGTTTCGCAGAATGGTTTCTCTGGCGTTGTCGCCTCTGACTCGGCTGTCATCACCAACCTGCTTTGCACCACGCTCACCATTGGCAGCACCAAGCTGACCACGGGTTCGGTTTCGGGCACGGTGTCGGTTCAGGCCGGACGTATCCCGGTTCTCGTCGGTAGCACTACGCTTTACATCGGCTTGTACGCCAGTCTGGTTCCGTAAGACTTCGTGGGGGGCGTAAGCCCCCTTCATCCATTACAGGAGACTCAGAATGGGTATGCAGACAGATGTCCTTGCTAGTAAAGTTGCTACGACCGCTAGCGATTTATTGGATCAAAATAGCCTTGTTATTGGGCGTAGTCGCGTCAAAGCGATCTACATTGTTCCTGATACCGGTGCAGGCACTGTCACGTTTCGTGACGGCGGTGCAAGCGGCCCGGTCAAAATCGTATTGAACACCAAAGCAAGTTCTACTTCAGCGGATTACACCCTGCTGCCGGGCGAAGGCTTGCTCTTCCAGACAAGTATCTACATCGTCCCGTCAGACGTAGTCTCGACGACGGTTATTTATGGCTAAGTCCCCTGCTTGGCAGCGCAAGGAAGGGAAAAATCCGGCTGGCGGTTTGAACGCCAAGGGCAGGGCTTCGTATAACGCAGCCAACCCCGGTAAGCCGGGGCTGAAGCGTCCTCAGCCTGAAGGCGGCTCTCGTAAGAAATCGTTCTGTGCCCGGATGTCTGGGATGAAGCGTAAGCTCACGAGCGCCAAGACGGCTAACGACCCTGATAGCCGGATCAACAAGTCGCTTCGTGCGTGGAAGTGCTGACATGCCGAGCAAGTCCAAAGCACAGGCAAATCTGATGCGGGCAGCTGCCCATAATCCAACCTTCGCTAAAAAAGTCGGGGTTCCGGCTAAAGTGGCGAAGGAATTCACCAAGGCCGATAAAGGCCATAAATTCAGGAGTAAGTCGAAATGAAAGAGTCCAAGGCTATGATGAAGAAGGAAGTGTCGTTCATGAAGAAGAAGGGCGCTCCGAAGTCGATGCTCAAGCACGAGATGGCTGAGATGCGTGGCAAGAAGGGCATGATGGGTGGCGGTATGGCCTACTCTAAGGGCGGTTCCGCTTCGAGCCGTGCTGATGGCGTTGCTCGCAAGGGCAAGACCAAGGGTAAGATGGTCTGATGGCAAGCGCAAAAAAACTTCCCAACGAGGCGATGCCTCCGCCGGATAGCAAAGACCGGCGGGAGTTCTTGAAGGAGGTTGCGGCCCAGCGTCGTGCTGAAGAGGCCGCTGCTGCTGAGCGCCGTCGTCGGGCTGCGTCTCGTGAGGCTACTTCGTCCGATGCGAAGTTTGAACAGGCCGCTGAGGATGAGAAGCAGGCGATGAAAGATAAGCAGATGAAAGAAGCTTATGAGCGTACTAAGCCTAAACCGTTCCGTAAAGGCGGTATGCCTGATCTGACCGGCGACGGTAAGGTGACCCGCGCTGATGTCCTCAAGGGGCGTGGCGTGTTTAAGCATGGCGGCAAGGTCAAGAAGTACGCTTCCGGCGGCTCTGTCTCCTCTGCGTCCAAGCGAGCTGATGGCTGCGCCGTCAAGGGCAAGACTAAGGGAAGATTTGTCTGATGATGCCGTCGCGTGGTATGGGTGCTATGTCTCCTAGCAAGATCCCCCGTGCTAAGCGTCGTGGGGACAACAAGCCCGTGATTGGTACGGGTGAGCCGATTCGTCATGCCGAGGGTGGCAAGGTAAAGAGCAAGGTCAACGAGGCTGGGAACTACACTAAGCCGGGTATGCGTGAGAGCATGTTCAAGTCGATCAAGTCCCGTGCGGTGCAGGGTACCGGCGCAGGAAAATGGAGCGCGAG